TCTTTGTAATCATCGGGCATGTTCCATACTTGCTGACACGCAGAGTCGTAATCCTTTACTTCAAAGTGGGTTTCGTATGGCTCTAATAGTTTGAACCCTAGTTGCGATTCTAATGCCTTGATAGCATCAGTTCGTTCTTCGACAATCATAGTATCAGACACATTAAATTGGTACCCTTTGTATAGGGCATCAAAAAGGTCTTGTTCGTTGAATACTGGGTTTGAATATTTGTCTAGATGCATGTCAACATTTTAGTTGACATTTATCAGTTTGTCAAGATCTTGATTGCGCGATTGCATCATTTTCTCGTATGATTCGCGTTGACGTCTTGCCATTTCTTCTTTATAAGTGTCCAATACTGCGGCAATTTGTCGCTGTACTTCAAAATTTCTAGTCATAAAGTACTTTCGGGTCAGCTCTTGTACTTTATTTTCTATTTCTGAATCTTTAAGATTGGTAAGATCGTCAACTAATGGATGCATATTAATGTAAATCAGCCCAGACAGCAGTTCCACTACCGCCACCGGTAGTACAAACTTGTGCTTTGCCTGTACTTATGTTATAGATCATCATGCCCACCTCGGCTGTGAGCGCATTTCTTTCTAGAGTAGAAATGTTTGGTAGTTTTGGAACACCGGTAAATGTAATCTTATCAGCAGTTGCACCGCCAAGTGTTACTGGGCTATTTGCTGTTAAGATACCTTGAACAGTAACATCGCCAGTAGTTTCTAAGTTTTCAGCTGATACATCGGACAAGTTAGTTAATCCGCTAACATTGATACTTGCGGCATCAACTTGCACTAGCGTTGTATCGCCGGCAACAGTTAAGTTACCAAGAATTGAACGGTTATTTGATGCACTATCGAATACACCAAGATTGTGTACATAGATTGTATTGCCGCCATCTAATGTCCATGCTTCAATCACAACAGGAGCACCACCAACTGGAACAGTCAATGCAGTTGGAAATTCGTTTGACTTTACAATAGTCTCACCGGCAATGTCTACAGTAATAGCACTTACACCTGTATTAGAAATATGAACTCTAACTTTAGCAAATAATCCGCTATCTGGCCAGCCACTAAATGTTAAACCAAAAGACGAACTAGCACTAAAAGATTGAATGTATCCGTTGCTAGCAACAATGTTCCACGGGTTGCTGTTAATAGTAATAGTACCATAAGAGATTCCGTAGAATTCTGCAAAGCTACCGTTGTTAATGCTACTTCCTAGCAAGTTATTATCAACAGTATCATTACCGTTTAAGCTAGCAACTAGCACAGCATTTGTCTGCAATGCTGTGATTTCAGTTTTAGCGGTTGCTAACGCTGCCTGTGTTGCGGCAAAGTTGTCTCTAAAACCTTGCGAGTCGTTATCTTGCCCTGCTACAGGGTAGGTTGCATCAATTGCAGTATAGTTTATTTGGCTTGTCATACAGTTATCCTATCGTTCCTAAATACAAGGTATTTATCGCTTGTTTGACCCTCTACAGAATCAATTATGTATCTGTCAGCGGTATAATCTAAGTCTTTAAAATCAAAACCGCTGAATTTTATGTTTAAAATAATGTCGTCTGCCGCCCCAACTTTGCAATAGCAAAGAGGAACTGCTAGCTGGAAGTCTAATTCTTGTTTTGAACCGGGTTGAATACTACGCATCCATAGAGGCAAATAGTTTCTTTCGTTAGCCAATGTATTAGTTCCGTCGGTCCAGTTTTGGATATTATCTCTCCAGTTACTAATACTATTAGGGTAGTACTCGTTAATATTTGAATTCGACGCTTTGTAAACATTGCTATCGATAGTAATATTAAAATCTGGACGATATGCATCTAGAGCATTTCTTTCTAACTTAGCTTGCTGATCTAGGTCAGTTCCGGAATATCCATTTGCCCAAATACTATTGCTAATGTCTGCTGTAATTGAATCTGGATTTGCACTAGTTGTAATTTTTTGAGATAGTCTTTTTCCGTTTGGTTCTAACGGGTCGAGCATTTGGACATACACAACTTCATAGACTGGTGTGTATGTGCCTGGAATGTAGGCAACTGCTTTCTTTACTTCTCCAAAGTGGAAACGCTTTCTCTTATGGTTTGTTGCCATTGCACTAATGTACCTTGCTGCCTCAGTAGTTTCGATGCCCGCATATACAAGCATTGATAAGTCAGTTTGAAGACCAAAGTTTGGATCGTTTGGTCTGTAGATGCTAGTTGGAGTAAAGATATTAGTATTATTAATAAAATCTCTCCAAGCAGAGCGTTGATTGTCTTTTAAGAACGGTTTTGTTCTTATGTTACTGAACACTAGTTGGTTAGGTGTTTCTACTTTAATAGTAAAAGTTTTCTCGCTAGCACTATAACCGTATTGATCTCTGGCTTTTACAGTAAATGTAAAGAAATTATCAAACTTAGTTAATCCACCGTCAAATTCAAAATCGGCGCCATCTAATAATGTTAAACCTTCTGTTCCGGTGAACGAGTAGCTAATCCATTGTAACGGATTAAAAGACGAGCTCCCTGATATAGGTGCAAGTGCTTTATAATACTGCCCTTCGTAAATAACAACATCGTTAGGATTATAGCTTCTGTTGGCCATCCATGTTGAACGATACAAGATATTATCGCCGTATTGTCTTACTTTGCCAACTAGTTCGCCGTCTAGTGCAAGAGTTAGACCGGAAGGCAAAGTACCGCTAGTTACGGTATAGATCATTTCAGCATTAGTAATAGTACTAGTTGCTTCTAACTTAATAGTTGAAACAAAGTTTGCATTCAATGTGCCTAGGTCGCTAGGGCTAACCCAAGTAATGACGCTATCTACTTCACCGATAACATTTACATAAAATAATCTTTTTGTGCTTGCAACTTCTGAACTTGGGACAATGTATCTAATATCAACTACTGTACTGTTAGTAGTTAAAAAATCAATTGTAGTGTTTAAGTAAATTACTACCTCGTCTGGATTAGAATAATCTACAGAACTAATGTCGGTAGGATCAATGACAGACGACTGAATTTCAACGCCAGCACCACCACTAGGTATTAATTTTTTAATTGTAGTGACTGTGTCTGTGCTGTATGTTCCTGGATTAGATGCATAACTTAAAGTAATCGAAGTAGATGTACTGCCTGTACACAACATGTATCCATTATAGAATAAATTACTATTGCCTTCTACTTTATAATAATTTCCCGCAGTTGGTGCATCAGTCTCTCCAAACGCAAGTATAACAACAGTTGAAGTAGTGATATCAGTTAATTCAACAGCTTGACTTTGACTAATAGTCCAAGTACTTCCGTTGCCGTCCCCTGATATGTTTGATACAATATATGTGCCAGGAATTATACCATCACCATTAATAACCATTCCAGGAGCAATAGTTCCGGTAACAGTTCCAGCAGTTAAAGTTGTTCCGCTAATGCTACTCCCAGTTATAGTAACACTAGTGTACTTGTCAATAAATCCTGTTAATGCAATTTGAGGGCCAAACTCAAATGTTTGTTCGGACAAATTAATATCAGTAGTTGTTAAAATAATTGAGGAAACATTATTTAGAGCTTCAGAAATGTTAGGAAACTCTGCTGTGTTAATTCTTAACTCAGTTTGATTTAAACCTTCGTTTGCTGGAGTTGCAATGTATTCTTTAACATCAGTTTCGCCAGAGTATCTTATAGCATCAATTATAAATCTATAAACTTTGCTAATGGCTGGCTGATAAGGGATTTCTCCGTAGACTTCACCGCCTACTTGGTCAAAATTCATACCAGGAGGGAGACCGTAATCTGCCCACTTAGAAACATCAAATGTTGTACCGGAATTGTGTGCCTCAATACAAATTAAAGATTTTTGCGTATCTGGGTCAACCAAGATTAAATCATTAACAGCATAATAGTGATTTTGTTGCCATGCAAGTGTAGCATCAACAAAATCATAAACAATGCTATCAGTGTCGTAAGTATCAAGTATTAAAGTAACATAGTTATTAGCACGAACAATACCTAAGTTGCTGTTAGTTTTCCAAATAGGATTTTTAAGCCAGGTAACGTCAGCAGTAAATAACCCTGTGTCGTTTAGCCAAGTTGTGTTGTCAGCACGGAAGTAGTCGTCCCCTACAACATAGATTCCAAACTTTCTTTTAGCCACGCTGTCACCGTCGGTAACAGTAACAATAAACTCGTAGTTTTGATTTAGTTTTTTAGGTCTAACACTAGGAAGGCTGTAGTCGTAAAATACAGTATCGTAGACATAACTGTCAAAACCGTTTGTTGGGCGATATGCAAAGTCGTATGCTACTGCATCGTAGAAACTGTTATCATAGCTTCCGTCGCCGTCTTCGGGTTTAATGCTTACAGTTGGTTGTACAAAACCAACTAGTCTTCCTTCGATTGTTAGTGTTAGGCCTGGCGGAAGTCTTCCGTCACCATCAGCAATGAAGTAACTTAACTTTTGGCCAGTTGCAATGTCTGCATCAAATGCTTCTAACTGATAGTCGATAAATGTACTGTCTAAAGTGTAGAATTGTTTACCAGGTCCTACATCTAAGTAACCTTCTGTAGTTACAAATTCTGGTGCATCGGCACCTTCAATTGTCATTAAAAATGTTCTATCGGCTCTTTCATTGCCTTTAGTAGCTCTGATAACAAACGAAAAATCAGTGATCCTTGGAACGTCAAACGGAGTTCCAATAATACGATCTTGGCTGATTCTAAGACCGGGAGGAAGATTACCAGCAATAACAGCGTAAGTAACTCCAGTCACTTCTGGGTCAACTGGTAATAGCGTATCTACAGCTACTCTTTCACTGTAAGTACCAAGCGAGAACCCAGATGTTTTAGTCCATATATTAAGTGCCATAAGTTTTTAATTACCAAGTGTCTACAGACCAAGCAACACGCTTCCAGATGTTAGTTGTTCCGTCATAAGTTCCTGTGCAATAGTAAGTGTACGACGAGTTGTACGCAACCATTCCAGCTTTGTCGCCTGCTTTGCCTGTTGATGCTGTAGGTACTGCAACTTTCTGATAAGCAGTTGTTTGTACAGTTCCGTCGGAGAATTTTAATTCGTCGGAAGTTACAACATTAACAAAACCAAAGTTTAACTGTATGTGGCTTGGTCCTCCGAACTCTTCAGAGAACACACCCATATCTAAGTTAATTCCACTGTAAGGGCCATCTCCGCCTACAGGCTGTGTTACGGTTCCTAAGTCAATGTCGACAGTTTGTGACCATAACATTAAGTCTTGTACTGCTACTAGATCTAATACTTTAATACCGTTTACTTTAATGTTGTCACGGTCTGGGCTATTGTACGGAGCACCAATGTTACCGATACCGGTAATGTTAAATCCGTTAAGGTCTAAATTACCCCCTAGCTTGGGTGTTTCGTCTTGCTCTACTGCTGAAAAACTTGTAAGGTCAATGGTATTTTCGTTAACACCGATAGTAACGCTATTGTCGGTGCTAGTAAGTGTTTTAAATTCTAAATTAGATAAATTTTTAGTTTTAAAAACACTAGCACCTGTTCCGACATTTACACCGTTCTGGATAGCAATAGTGCCACTTAATTGTTCAAAGTTGCTATTAACCTTCTCAAATGCTGTGCGTAAATCGTCACCTGTGCCGTCATTTGAGTAACTTCCGATGTTTACATATTCTATTGCCATTTCTTAAGTCCTTTTAGTATTTACCAAGCACTGCTTCCGTTAAATTTGAACCAAATCGGATTTACTCCGTCTGTATAGTTGTCTGAACAAAAGTAGAACTCGCTACCGTTAATTGCAATCATTCCCTTAGTATCACCTGCTTGTCCTTTGTTAGTTGAAGGAACTGGTTGTAGATCTAACGCACCTGTTCCACCGCCACCGCCTAATAAACTTGTACCATTGCTATCGACAATGTCACCGCCTGCAATCAGATGAATCTTTCCATCGCCGGTAATTTTTAAGATTTCAGTTTCGCCACCGTAGAATTTAAAACCAGTTGAACTGCTACCTGCATCAATAGAGAACCACATATGATTAGGTTCTATACCAATAGCGTAGTTAACGGTATTTGCA